ATACTCATCTACACACAATCTGCTTGGTTTCTTTGTCATAGCAGCACCAGCACCGGCACCGGCACCGGCACCAGCACCACCGCCAGCACCTGTGGCACCAGAAGTAGTACCAGGCTCAGTAACAGCGCATGGTTTACCATCAGAGCCAGTAAGTTTAGCGCCATATTGCTGAATAGATTTTACATATAAATCAGTTATTTTATCATAATTAGGAGATCTATCCTTATAGATATTAGCTCTTGTTTTTAAGAAATTAGCTCTTTTATATAAAATATGAACTGCTAAGCAAGGATCTGATTTAGGATCTAATACTGGGGCAGTTGCAATAAATTTATCTGGAGTTTTATATTTAATCTTCATATCTCTTAGCCAGCTAAGAAAAGAAGTTTCATCAGATAAATCTTTAACAGTTAATGTAATTTTTGAAGCAGGGAATGTAGGAGCGGTAGCAAGACCATCTTCCCAGGTTTCAATTGATAATTCATTTGAAGAAAATCCGTCTGCTATGGCATTTGGATCTAATGTTGATTTAGCAGGCTCTGGTCCTGCTTTAGATGCTATAGGCTCTCCAACTAATTTAGTATTAAGCTCTTCAATAGCAGCTTTTAACATAACTTCTAATACTTTATTAGTACGAGCATCATTATCTCTTAAATAAGATAAATATGCTTTTAAAGGCTCTTTTAATGCATATGCTTCAACTTCTATTGGTTGTCTAGTATTAGGATCTCTTTGAGATCTGTCTTTAGGAAAACTCATGAACTCTAATGCGCCAGCAGCCAGAGCTTCTTGCTTTTCATTTTTTGTCCAAGCAAAACGCTTTCCTTCCCAAGTCATTTTATTTTCAGCTATCCATTGAATAATATCACCCAATGTTCTAAAATTTTCAACAGTACCAGCAGGGGCGGGTTTACTAGGATCTAAACCTAATGGTATTCCTGTAAATTTTGGAGGAGCATTTTTAGGATCAATGCTTCTTTGCAAATTAACTAATAAAGGTTTGGCTGCACGATAAGCATCTATATTAATAATTGGAGCTGCTCCAGCGGCAGGTGTACCTCCAGCTGGCTCTCCTGGTCCAACAGCAGATTTATATAAATTATAATCTGCAATTTTAATTAATTCTTTTAATAGTTTCTTATCGTTATACAAAAAAGACATATTGTTCCTTTAAACGCTGGGAGCAACTGCATTAACATGAGAAAAAAGAGCTTTTAAAACTTCATTTTGTTTTTCTCTATTTTGAGCATCTTGAACTGGATATCCAAGAGCTAACATCATTTTTTCTAAACTTGCTATATCCTTAATATAATCAACAGGAACTGTAGAGAATAATCTGGGTCCAGATGATGTAGGTAATATTACATTAGTTAATGTAAAAAATCCTGGTTTCTTAAGAGATTCTGCTAACTCTGGGGGCACTCTACCAGGATCTGTTCCTCCAGGCTTGACATTAACCAAGGGTAAGTCTTTTTTAATATATGAAGTATATTCAGGAGAGGTTATTATTCTTCTATAATATGAATTATAAAATCTGGTTAATTTGTCTACCAATGGAGTAATTTTTTTGGCATGTTCTATTTTCATTTTTTGATCATATTTACCAATATCAGTAGTTTTAGGAATTTCACTTCCTAATTGCTCTAAGTCTGCTCTAGTAAATGGATCGGCTAATTTAGCTCCAAAATCATCTGTAACTCTAACTAATGCATCAGCAATTGCCCATACGTTTTTAATTGCGTTTTGAGTTCTCCAGTCCCAAACACCATCTAGCATAGCTTCTCTGCCGCCTGATCCTGTTCTACGTAAACCATCAATAACATTATCTAATTCAATAATGTCAGTTGGTTGCTTGGTCTCATAAGTAGTTGCATCTTTATATGTAGTCCATTCTTCACCTTTAATAGAAGAGCCTGCAGAATATTGCTCTGCTAAGAAATCATTAAAGTCTTTTCTTTTATCAGTTTCTTGTACTACTTCTCTAGATTGTCCAGTTTTTGGATCTCTAACTTTTGTAGTATCGTATTTAACTACATTGTTAGCAAAAATTTTAATGGCTCTTTGCATACCAGCAATATCAGGCTGAGGTGGAGGGGGTGGCGGATCTCCACCTCCTCCGCCCTCAGTACTATAACCATATTTTTTTATATAATCTAATATAAATTTTTTATTAGCTAATGTCATAACTAAGCCTTTTTTGTCGCATCAATTTTTGAATTTTCATTAGCAATTGTACCTTTGAATTTTTCTAAAGCACTTTTTACAGAAGCAGATGTCATCATTAAGTTGCTGCTTTCATTTGATATTGTTCTTGAATCTTGAAAAATTTTATTAAATTCTTCATTCGTTGTGTCGCCATCTATCATTTCTTTATATGATTCTAATTGAGAAGATGCTCCTGACTTGGCACTATTAACTTGAGAAATCTTACCATCTAACCATTTAAGTCTTGCAGATTTATATTTTTGATAATCTGGGTTAATGATATCTGGAGAGTTTTTATATAAATTTAATTCTCTAATAACTGCATCAGCATTTTTTAAGCCTGTGCTTCCTTTATACGCAGCGTTTAAGTCGCCTTTTCTTTTATTTATATTTCTTTTTTTCCATTCTTCTTGAGCAGCAGGCACGTCTCTATAAGTGCTTGTCAATTCTTGATCTGTAGCAACACTAAAATCGCCTTCTTCAAGCTTATCTTGTCTTTGTTCTTCTGTTTCAAATTTCTTTTTTGCTCTAGCCTGCTCTCTTACTTTTTGTTTTTCTGCTTTTTGAGTTTCTATTCTAGATTCTAATTCCTCAGGCTTAATTGCTACAGTTGCAGTGTCAGGAACTTCTCCTGATGCTGTTACTTCATCAATATCTTTTATTTTTTGTATGGCACTATTTATAGTTGCAGTTAATGTACTGTATTGACCACTAGCTACTGACCAATCTTCTGCATTTAATCCTCCATACCATGTTGGAGATGCTTCGGCTCTGGCAGCACTTACATTTGCTAAAAGCTTATTTAAATTTGCTATAGTAGGCTTACTCGCCACTTCAGTTGCAGTAGCTTTCATCGCATCATTGTCGTTTTGACCAGTAAGTAAAGGCTCTACAAAGTTATAAACTCCAAGTGCTTGATAGGTTATTTGTGATACAGTTTTCGAAAGATCTTTGCGTAAAAAATCTAAATATTCGTGTTTAGTCATTTTTCTTTTATCTACAGGATCAGCAGCAAATATATTCTTTACCGCCCTAATAGCTTGAGCTACCGACAATTTACCAGTAGGCTCCTTATTTACTACCTTCTTCATCGCCTGCTGACGCTCTAAAATAGTCATTACCTTGTGCTTACCTTCCACATCATCAAGTACATGACCTCCCTCAGGATGAGCAAAATCTACTAAATCCTCACCCTTCTCCTTAGACACTTCATACAAAGTCTGCGCTCTCTTGTAATTAACATAATTACGCTCTACCTCCTCTGCATGCTTGTTCAAACCAGATCTGCGTAATCCAGCACATAGTTTAATTATGTCCTGAGATAAATTATTACTACTACTTAAATCACGCTCCGCTACCAATTGCTCAGCAGATTTAGTAATCTTCTCTTCTTTTACCAATCCCTTCTCAAAAGCAATTTTCTCTAATGAACGTAATACAGCAGAATCACTAAATTTACCATGTTTAAAACTCATCGTATGCCTCAATATGTTAAATATTCCTATATTATACCAAATTATAGAAAGCTTACCCTTAAATAAATGTTTATGCAGAGAATTTATTTCTATCTCTTCTTATTCTGCTAATTACTTTTCTTCCTATCTTCATAATCTTATTCAATTCTATAATAGACCGACTATCACTTAAAATAAATTTTATCTGCTCTCTCGATAAATAAAAAATGTAGGGTTTCACAGCCACAAAAACTCTAAAAGTGGCGAAAGGGGCGAAGGGGGCGCTGTAACCATAGCAACAGCAGGATGGATAGCACTAGGTCTTCTTGTGGTTAAGAAACCTATTTCGCTTACATACAAGTTAGCGCGAACAGGATATTGTTGATTTGTTTCATATTGATCAGTTTGAGCAAACATACGATTAAACCAAACGGTCATTCTACCTGAGCCTTGTGTGCTGTCATCGCCAGGGATATTAGCAACTTGGTAAGTATAATTAACAATAGTACGGATAGCATTAGGCTTACCGGTACCGGTTAGGTCAAAGTTTAGTGGAGTACCTGCTACGAAGGTAACGACGCCATTAATGGGATTTAATACTACATTGATGGTAGATGTAAAGCTATTAGCAATAATATTAGGTTTACGTAATTCTGCTTTAATATCTACAGGAGTAACAAGGTATCCATCAGGACCTGGGACGCCTACAGCTGGGACGATAACAACTTCATTCCAGGATACGTTGGTAAAGGCTCGTGTTTTAATATCATCAATAATACCTAGAGGTGCGGTACCATTGGAGACGGTAGCCATGACTTGATTGCCGATGACGGTGAGTTCGGCTATCATACCTGGCTGGAATTCTGCCGAGGGGTCACAGATAAAGCTAGCTGGTAAAGCATTTGAAACTTGTACTAAACGTAACATTCTGGCTCCAAAAAAATAGAAATTGTGCTTTGTTATATATAAATTTATGCAGAAAACAATAAGATCTGCTGAATTAGATGCAGAAATAATATACTTATATGTAAAGGGATTAACTACAATTGAGG